TGTAAACAATTCGCGTGTGGTTTTTCTTTGAGTTCCAATAAATACCATCGTACTTGTCGAGCCGTGCACGGGCGGTTTTGTCGTCTTTACTTGCGCCTGCGGCTTCAAGCACGGCGGTTTTGTTTAAACCTGGTGCCACGGTTAATGCCGCTTTGACGAGGTCGATAAACTCTAAGTCTTCCTCAGTTGATTTGGCTTCGATTAAATCTCGCTCGGTGAGGGTTAGGGTGTTTGGGCAAATGTCGAATGCCTTATCGTCAATGGCGCAGCGCTCTTTTACTGCACTGAGTAGTGCCCCAATGCCACTTGATAGCTCAAGCTTTTTTAAGCGGAACATGTTATCGACACTGTTACGAATATTGTTACTGCCTTGGTAATTGCGGCCATCTTTGTTTGAGTGATGCAGCACAACAATGGTCGCGCCGGCTTCACGTATGTTCATGAGCATGTCCATCACAAGCATGATTTTGGCGTCGTTGTTGACATCAGCAAAGTTACGTAATGAATCAATGATGATAATTCGCCCTTCGAATGCATGGGCGGTGGCTCTGCTTGATAGAGCGCTGAGTAAGTCGAAGGGGCTTAGCTCTGACTTTGAGCGCTGTATGTATTGTAGATTAGGAAATTTAGCGACTAGCTTTTCGTTTACGCCTCGGTCACGTAATACCGTTAGCGGGTTATCAAAGTCAAGATAGATTACTGGCATGTGCAGGCGTGCGCAGTACTGGGCAAGGCCAAGCGCTAACCATGATTTGCCGTTGCCGCCGTCAGCGTAAATCATGGTGATCATGTTTTTAGCCAAAAAGCCTGGTAAGACGTATTCGGTTTCGTCGTTAAAGTCGTTTTGCGTCAGGGTGGCTGCGTTTAAAAAGTCGAACATGTAGCGTTATTCCTTTCTTTAATAATTAGACCGCGTTGCTTGTAATAAGATTTTAATTGCTCTTTGGTGTCGCATTTAAAACGAGGGATAAACCCGTTTTTAAATGCGTATTCGCTTGACCAAACCCAATATTGGTCATTCTTTCTTTGGTGATACATTGATTCAGTCCTCCAGTAAAACTTGGTAGTTATTTCGATAAGCGCGATTGCGAGCTTTGTTTAATGCGGCTTGCTCTATCTTCCATATTCTGCTGATTGAGCAGCCGCAGACATCTGCGATGTCAGGTAGGGTCCAAGTTTTCTCTGGCGGTGATATGGCGCAGATAATTGCGAGCGCCAAATCAAGGTCAGCACCAGAAACGGCAGGCTTTTTCATTAGTCTTCATCTACAAAGTGTGAATCAATGGCTGTGACAACCAATTGGACTTGGCAGCGCTGGCCGTTAATCAGCTTGGTGCTGAGCCATAGCCGTGCTTCGGCATCGTCTTGCGCTACCTCTTCGGTGAGCTCGTTGACCATCGTGTTCAGTAAAGGGGATTGGCGTTCGAGTTCGGTTAAGCGCATTTCTTCGAGCTCGTAATCTGGGTGTGTGTGAGTTTGCATTATTGATTTTCCTTAAACACTATTTCGGTAATACCTGCTTGCTTTCTAATTCCTTTAATCGTGCTGTCGACTTTCTTTATGCATCGAATACAAACATTGTCATAGTTCAAATGAGAATCTGAACGGCACGAGTTGAAAGATTTGAAAATGCTTAAATCGAATCTGTCGCCTCTGCTAACACGCTTAAAGCATATGTCGCACGTGAATTTGAATTTCATATGTGGCCTATATAAGTTTGGGTTGAATTTTTGCCAGATGTGCCCGGCGTTTCACGCGTAAAATTTTGTATACCTCGATTTGGTTCAGCTCGGGGCAAAACTCATTGCGGACTCTTTCCACTGTCCAGCCGTTTGAGTGCCAAAGCTTAAACATGTGTATGTCGCGCAGCTCTTGTTTGAGCCTGTCGCCACGTGGTAGGTAGCGACACTCGCCGCCTTCGTAGTGGGCGATTTCTGCGATGATGGCGCAGCTAAGCTGATAGGCTTGGTCGTTGTGAATGCCTTGCTTTTGTAAGCGGCGTTCGACGATTAGCACTAAGTCCCACAGATGTTCTTTATAGCGTTTGGCGGCATTGACTTTGTCGTTTGCCATTTCGGGTAGGTGTTCAAGCAGTTGATCAAAGTCTTCGCTGAATTCAAACCCTGTTTGCGACTCTGGTTTATTCGTCATGATTACGCTCCCTTCTTGCTTTGCGTATTGCGTTTAAACGATTAATGAGAGGGTCATCTTTTTTAGCTTGGTACCCTTTGCTGGCATGAGGCATGTCAGGTACCGGCAAGGCGGGCAATATTGATGGCAGAGTGCCTGTTTTGTGTTCGAACACGGCTTTTTTGTATTCACCGCGTAAGCGCTTTTCAAAGCTTTTAGCCACTTCTTGTAGGCATTGCTTACCGCAGCGCTGATTAATAACGGCGATGAACTGGCTTTTGAATACGTAGTCTGGGTTGGTTCGGTATTTACCGTGACGGTCAACTATGGCTTTTAGGGTTTCGTCGAACGTGGGAATGCCCAGCGCTTTTGCGTTATTACAAAGCTGTAAAAATTCGGGCAGTTCAGGTGGCCAATCAATGCCGGTGGCGATGATTTCACGTATTGCGGTGGCCACTTGCCCAGCGGTAATGCGTTGCTGTTGAAATGCCATTAGCCACATGCGCTTGGTTGCGTTGACTTCATTGTCTGAGCCAAATCGACTGGCGTATTTTCTACCGAAAATGAGTTTCATTTGTCCGAATGCCTGGTTAACAAGTTGCGCATCATGATTCGTGGCTGTTTGCCCAGTCGGTTCCCTCGATGTCGAGGATGGCTGAGCTAACTGCTGATTTGCTATTTGAATGAGGTCTTGTGGCGATTGCATTGGTCTGCATTCCTGTGTTGGTGTCCCATCCTTGGATACTGGTTAAAACTTTCGTCAAATATTTGTGATTGCTCAGGGGCTTGGTGTCACCGCTTTCATTGCGACTGTTTGCAATGTTGCTAACGGTTTGGTCAAGCGCCTGACATAGCGCCTGTGAGTTGTTGGTCATGTTGAGCACTTCTGTTAGTAAGCGCAGGGCGCGACCATTGTTTAAATCGGATTTAAACGGGCGAAACAGGCCTAGATAACTCAAGCAGCTGGTTGCAATAGCGGGGGTTAAGCGTGCAACCACTGCCATCATTTCTCGGGCTGCTTCGTCTTGGGCGACAGCTTCAAGGTTGACGTGATGGTGACAAACGGGGCAGCGACCTAATTTCATTTAGCGCGGGCCTCGTTATTGACGTTTTCAAACAACCAAACCAGCCCTTCGTATGTGAGTTTGTACACGGGGATGTCGTTTGTGCGCTCATGGCCATTGGCGACGAGCCATTTTAAGAGCTCGCGCTTGTGCCACTGCTTAAGCATTTCGAGCACTTTGCTGGCGAGATACGCGTTTAGCCATTTGACGGCGTCAACGCCTACGCCTTTATTAAGCTTTGCTGACATGCGCTTGGTGTATGCGTCGAGTGCGTCTTCTGAGCTGTCACGCACGAAACCGTGATTAGCCATGGTTATCCAGATGGCACGTATTTTGTCGATTTCTGGCACTTTTGCTTGACCACCCGGTGGCGATAAGCGGCGAGACGTTTTGGCCTTTTTGGGTTTAAACCCTTTTGATTTGAAGGCATCTAACACCGCTTGCAGCTCATTTTCGTTCATGTTTGCGCAGCTGGTTTTGCCGCTGGTTGCTGTGGCTAGCGCTTGGCGATAGGTGTCGTCGTCTAGGCCTAGCTGCTTCTTGGCAATATGAATTTTTGCAATTAGTGGCTTACTCATTGGTGCGTACCTTTGAGGAATCTTGCAACTAATACCAGACACACGCAGTAGGCAAGCGCGAACGCGAAACCTATGTGGTCGAAGTGTGCGGCACCAAGCGCGCACAGCACTAACACAAATACTAAAATACCCATGGTCATCTCCTTTGTTGGTTAATCAAAAAATGCTCGGTGAACACGTTTTGATTAACGCCCTTTTAAAAGGGCGTTAAAGGGGGGTTAGGCTTTGGCTATGTCGAGCGGAATTTGCACGTATTGGCCATCATCTTCGCGGTAGAACGCACGGAAATACGTGGTGGTGAAGTCGTATTCAATGGCGTTGTCTAGAGCTTGCATGGCCTTTTCCCAAAGTTCGTCTGGGGTGTCGAGCTTGAGCTTTCGAACGCGCTGCAAGTCGGCAATGTTGTAATTACCTTTTGCGTCGGTGCGAAAGTACTTACGAACGAATGCTTGTAGATTACGGTTGCTGCCTTTTGACCAGCCGGCTAGGCATTGGTCAACTAACTGCGTGGCAACCACCATGTGTTCATTTGTGGTGAGGCGGTCTTGCTTCGAGCGTTCAATGCGTAGCTTTTTGTCATAACTGAGTAGTTTGACGTTGCCTTTTTTACCACCTACCTTGACCTCGTAAAGGTCACTTAGGGTATTGATGTGCTGCTCGAAGCGTTTGGCGAACTTGGCTTTCAATGCTTGAATTTCATCTGCGAGGGCGGCGGCTTCACGTGACATTTCACGCACTAGCTGATCGCGCAGCAGCTCATGCTCCTT